ATGGATACTTGTATGTGCTAGTATTTTTGGTATAAAGGGTACACAATTATTTAGAAACAACGGAGGGAAAAAATAATGAGAAGATTTTATAAAAACGGTTCACTAAAACCAATACCATCAGATAATAAAGGTTTACCAAATTTACCTAAAGAAGTAAGGGCTGAAATGGGTTACATGCAAGATGGTGGCCGAGTAAAAAAAATGGGTGGCGGCATGATGGAAGAAGCAAAAGAAATAAATTCTAAAATAAAAAATTCTCGTACTTTAAAAATGGGTGGCGGCATGATGAAGAGACCTATGTATAAAGCTGGAAGTTCTAATCCAAAAGCTACAAGCGAAACTGCAAAGAAACAAGCTAAAGCAGGAATGGAAAGTCAAAAAACATCAACTAAAACAAAAATTGCTAAAAAAATACTTAATCCTTTAAATTTAAAAGGTGCTGTTGAAGGTTATAAAAAATTAGGTAGTAAAATAAAAGATAAGTTTACTAAAAAGAAACTTATGGGTGGCGGCAGAGTTAAAAGAGCTGCTGGTGGACCTGGTTTATACGCAAACATTAAAGCTAAAAAAGATAGAATTGCAGCGGGATCAGGTGAAAAAATGAGAAAAGTTGGAACCAAAGGAGCACCCACTGCTCAAAACTTTATAAACGCAGCAAAGACCGCTAAAAAGGTTTAATGCCCGCAAACTCTATAAGAAAAACTACCAGTACAGGTGGTAATTATAGACCGACAAAATCTGGAGCTGGAATGACAGCAAAAGGTGTAAGAGCTTACAGGTCCGCAAATCCTGGAAGTAAATTAAAAACAGCCGTAACTGGAAAAGTGAAGCCAGGATCAAAAGCTGCTAATCGTAGGAAGTCATACTGCGCTAGATCACTAGGACAATTAAAAAAGTCATCAGCAAAAACTCAAAACGATCCTAACTCACGAATAAGACAGGCACGGAGAAGATGGAAATGTTAAATGAGAACAGCTATATTAGACGCGTTAGAAGCTAGATACGAAGCACACATTGCTGAAGCGCACGCAACAATAAAAATATATTTAGAAAATTCAGTAGGTATTGGGGAACACCCACAACATATTGATGAACTAGACAAACAATTCGAAAAGATTGCTAGTGCTGAAGAAAAATTAAAAGCATTGGAAGATTTTAGAATAGAAAGAAAGGAAATGTAATGGAAGACGGATTAACAATACTATCAAAAATACAAAAAACAATGAGAGAAAATCTACAAAAAGTAGGTGACATCTTGATAAGTGGTGGCGTTGACAACATGGAAAAATATCAGTATATGTTAGGTCAAGCTAGAACGTATCAAATAATGTTACAGGAAATCTCTAACCTGCTAGATAACAAGGAGCAAAAAAATGAACAAGGAACAGTCATCGACCTCAACTCAAGAAGTCCCAAAGCATAAGTTTGCATTGGAAGAAAAATATAAAGAAGATAAAAAAAACAAACCTAAAGAAAAAGATTTAGCTAATGCTGAATTAACTAAATTACCTAATCCTACTGGATGGAGAATTTTAGTTCTACCTTTTAAACAAAAAGAAAAAACTAAAGGTGGTATTATATTAGCAGACGACACTATTGAGAAATCTCAAATTGCATCTAATTGCGGTTTGGTTTTAGCAATGGGTCCACATTGCTATGATAAAGAAAGATATCCCGAAGGCCCGTGGTGCAAGAAGGGTGATTGGATTATCTTTGCTAGATATGCAGGATCAAGAATACAGATAGACGGAGGGGAAGTAAGACTGCTAAATGACGATGAAATTTTAGCAACCGTTAATAACCCCGAAGATATATTTCATCAATATTAATCATAGAAGGAGATAACTATGCCAGAAGAAAATAAAAAAGTAGAAGAAATGGTCGACATAGATAATTCAGGACCTGAAATAGAAGTTAACATAGAAGAAACAAAGGAGAATGAAAATAATGAAACTATTAACAACGATAATAAGTCCGATGGTACACTTTCGAAATCTGATGAGCAGTTGGATATTCGAGTTGGCGAGGACGACAAAGAACCAGTTGCAGAGAAAAAAGAAGAAACTAAAAAAGAAGAACTAGAACAATATAGTGATGGCGTTCAAAAAAGAATTGCAAAACTTACTAAAAAATGGCGAGAAGCAGAAAGACAAAGAGAAGCTGCTTTAGAATATGCTAAAGGTGTGCAAGATGAACATTCTAAACTAAAAACAAAAGTATCTAATCTAGAACCTAGTTATGTTAATGCAATGGAAGGTAGAGTTGTATCTGGTTTACAAGCAGCACAAGCAAAATTAGTTGCTGCAAGAGAAGCTGGAGATATTAAATCTGAAGTTGAAGCACAAAAAGAAATAGGTAAATTAGGTGTTGAAGAATCAAGAGTTGCTGGAATGAGACAAAGAGTGGCAGCGGAGATGAAACAAGTACAACAACCTGTAAAAACATTAGAAGAATCTATAGCACCAACACAAGCTGCACCAGATCCAAGAGCCGAAGAATGGGCTGACAAAAACACTTGGTTTGGTCAAGATAGTGCTATGACGTACACTGCTTTTGATTTACATGAAAAACTAACCAAGGAAGAAGGGTTTGATCCTGCTTCAGACGAATATTATGCTGAAGTAGATAAAAGAATGAGACTTGACTTCCCGCATAAATTTGGTAAAACCGAAACTAGGGAATCGACTAAACCTACACAAACTGTAGCGTCAGCTACGCGAAGTGTTAATAATAGTCGCAAAACAGTGAGGCTCACACCGTCTCAAGTAACGATTGCTAAAAAATTAGGTGTGCCACTAGAGCTTTATGCGAAACAACTAAACATCACGAAGGAGAGATAAGCATATGATAAACGATAAAAAAATAGACTCCCGTGCGAGCCAGACAAAAGTTAAAGAACAAAAAAGAGTTTGGACTCCACCATCATCTTTAGATGCACCACCCGCACCAGATGGATTTAAACATAGGTGGATAAGAGCTGAAACGATGGGTTTTGACGACACATCAAATATGTCAGCTAAACTACGATCAGGTTTTGAATTGGTTAGATCCGATGAATATTCTGATATAGATTATCCAACTGTTAATACTGGTAAATACAAGGGAGTGATCGGAGTTGGCGGCCTACTGCTAGCAAGGATACCAGAAGAGATTGTAGAAGCGCGCAAGGAGTATTTTGAAAAACAACTTCAAGATAGAAATAACGCGATTGATAATGATCTTATGAAGGAGCAGCATCCAAGTATGCCTATCAATAGTGATAGACAGACTCGTGTAACCTTCGGTGGTACAAAGAAAAGTTAATTTTTTAGCAATTCTTACCAACGATTTAAATTAATCGTTTGCTTTCGAGCAAACAAAAGGAGATAACAATATGGCAAATAAAGATGCAGCTTTTGGTTTTAAACCGACAAGACACTTGTCTGGTGGACTAATCAGAGCAGAAGAGTATGCAATTGCTAACAACGCGTCAGGTTCAATTTTTACTGGACAAGTCGTTGAAGCAGTAGCAGGTGGTGGTATTGAACCAGCAGCAGCGGGAGACACACAACAATTGGGTGTATTCGGTGGTTGTTTTTTTACTGACCCCACAACAAGTAAACCTACGTTTAAAGCGTCATACACACAAGTCGCAGCAGCGGATATAGTAGCTACAGTTCATGTAGATCCTAATATCGTGTATGAAGTACAGCATGATGGTACTGGAACAGCGGCGATGAATAATTCAGCTTTTGATTTTACAGGAGTAGCAGGAAGCGCTCTTACTGGACAATCAACTTCGGAGTTAGACACGTCTAGTTCAGGAACATCAGGCGGTTTTAAACAAATCGGTATATCAAAAGATCCTGACAATAGTGATGTGGCTTCAGCAAATGCAAATGCATATGTTGTATTCAACACTGGCGAACATGTCTTTAAATTAACAACAGGCGTATAATAGGAGTATAAATTATGGCTATATCAAGAGCACAACTAGTTAAAGAACTAGAGCCAGGTTTGAATGCATTATTCGGCCTGGAATACAAAAACTACGCAGATGAGCATGCTCAAATTTTCGATGTCGAAAATTCGGACAGAGCTTTTGAAGAAGAAGTAATGTTAAGTGGTTTCGCAAACGCTTCAGTAAAACCTGAAGGTTCAAGCGTTAACTACGATACAGCACAGGAATCTTTCACTGCTAGATACACACACGAAACGCTTGCTTTAGCGTTCTCAATCACTGAAGAAGCGATTGAAGATAACTTGTACGATAGACTTGCGTCTAGATATACAAAAGCATTAGCTAGATCAATGGCAAATGCTAAACAAGTTAAAGCAGCAAACGTACTGAACAACGCGTTCAGTTCGTCTTTCACAGGTGGTGATGGAGTAGAACTTTGTTCTGCTGTTCACCCAATTGTGGCTGGAACGTTCAAAAATGAACTGTCAACTGCAGCTGACTTAAACGAAACTTCGTTAGAGCAAGCTCTTATTGACATCGCAGCAATGACTGATGAAAGAGGCCTAAAAATTGCAGCTAAAGGAGTTAAAATGATAATTCCTTCTGCGCTTCAATTTACTGCTGAAAGACTTATGAAGTCTCAAGGTAGAACAGGTACTGCAGATAATGATATCAATGCAGTTGGTAACATGGGGATGATTCCTCAAGGTTATGTAGTTAATCACTACTTAACTGATACTGACGCATTCTTTATCAAGACTGATGTTCCTAATGGATTAAAAATGTTCGTTAGATCACCAATCAAAACTGCAATGGAAGGCGACTTCGAAACTGGAAACGTTAGATACAAAGCTAGAGAGAGATATTCTTTTGGATTCTCTGACCCTAGAGGTATCTTCGGATCACCAGGAGCAGCGTAATCGTAATAATTTTGTGGCGGACATAGTTCCGCCACACTTTAAATATAGAAAGACAAAACATGAAAAATACCTCTATCAACATTTGGGCCTACAATTATCACGCTAAATTTAATATTGAGCATGATGAAGATACAGCTGAAAGTGTTGAAAAAGCAATACTTGACAAGCTAGGAGAAAAGAGTATAGTTTGGGAATATCTCGGAGATGCATATCATTCGGGATTAAATAGAATAACTTATGAAGAGGTTATCGATGATACAAGACCTGTACAAACAAAAAAGGTCCTTGGAGTTGAAGTGGCAACAGGAGCACCTAGATAATAATAGGTATACTCTTGAGATGGTTAAGATAGATGACAAAGTTAAAAGAGTTATCACTGACATCAAGCTGGAAGAAGCAGCTATTGCACATAGACAGAATCAAGTTGAGGATGTCACTCCACAAGTTTCTGTAGCTACTTAAGTCACAAAGCTACATCGCTGAAATCGCACTTTTATGTAAGGATCTCTTGCACTCTACTTAAAAATAACATATAAATTTATCACTATACAAATTTTAAATAAATTTAAATGTAGACGCGTATAGTCGACTATCCCCTAGGGACTACATTTATTATATTCTAGGAGGAATATTATGGCTAACACAACTTTTTCGGGACCGGTAAGATCGGAGAACGGATTTAAATTAATAAGTAAAACCGCTACAACTGGTGTAGTGCACGATAGAACTTTTGGTACGCCTGCAAAGGATGCACGAAGATACTATTTAGAAGAAAACTTCAAAAAAAAACCAGGTCTTAACGCTGTTGCAATTATTGATCCAGATGCAGATAGTGCATCAGCTCTAGCAGCATACGTAATTGCTAACAAAGACTTTGAAACATTAGGTACTAACTACACTACTGCTTTGACTACTTTCGCGGCAACTTCAGCAGGTATTTTAATGACAACAGCAACGGCTGATCAAGACCAAGCTCTTTTGTTGCCACATTTAGATACAAACCAAACAGCTTGGAGCGGAACTAAATGGGGAACTGAAAACCAAGTAGAGTGGGAATGTTCAATTCAGATTGCGCAAACTGACAACGAAAAAGTTTGGGCTGGCTTAAAATTAACTAATGATCAATTAGTTGCAACTGATGATGATCAAGCGTTCTTTAAGTTTGCAACTGATGCTACTAACGGTGAATCATTAACTTCCGCTACAAAATGGAACTTTGTTCACAGCATAGGTGGAACTGATTATATCAGTATACTACCAATTACTGTTGCAGCAAATACACCTTATCATTTCAAAATTAAAATTGATTCAGATAGAAAAGCGACAATTTTTGTAAATGGTATTCAATACAATGTAACAACTACTTCAGGCAGCACAGGTGGTACAGCGGTAACAGCGGTACAACCAGGTAAAGCAGCTGCTAAATCTGCGGCTTTAACCAATGATGTGAATTTAATTCCGTACATTGGAATAGAGAACGGAGACGCTGCAGCAGCAGTACTTAACGTACACTACACAGCAATTAGTAGACACGTTTACGAATAATAAATAAATTAACTCTTTGAGTGGAGTGTAATGACTCCACTCCTAGATAGGGAGGAATAAAATGGCAGATGTAGTATTAAATCAAACAATTTTTGATGGTGATAAAAAATTAATAACACACTATAATAATGTTTCAGACAGCTCAGGTGGAACAACAGCTATTGTTGATGTTTCAGCATTAGGAACAAGTCCAAGTGGAGATACTTGTACTAGAGTAAGATTAAATAAACTTTGGTATAGTGTTTCAATGACAGCTAAAGTGGATGCACTTAGATTGTTATGGGATGCAACAACTGATGCAGTTTTTTTAACTTTAGAAGGCGATGGTTTTTTTGACTATAGTTCTATAGGTGGAGTAAAAAACAACGAAGCTTCAGGTGTAACAGGAGATGTTAAAGCAACTTTACCAGCTTGTACAAACACAGATTCTGCTACTATTACTTGCGAGTGGATTAAAGTATACTAGGGAGGTAACTTATGGCCAACACAACATCTGGCACAGTTACTTTTGACAAAACTTTTGCTGTTGATGAAATTATAGCAGAAGCATACGAACGTATAGGTTCACAAGTAACTTCTGGATATCAACTAAAGACGGCGAGACGTTCTTTAAATGTAATGTTTCAAGAATGGGGCAATAGAGGTTTGCACTACTGGGAAGTAGGTGATACCAATATTGATCTTATTGAAGGTCAGGCAGAATATACTTTTTATAGAGCTACAGGTGATGGAACAAGTTCTACTACAGCAGGTGGAACAACAGGAACATCGACCTATGGTTTGGCTGATGTTTTAGAAGCTACTCTTAGATCCGATAGAGGAGATACAGATCAAGCTGATTCCACACTTACAAAAACAGATCGATCAACCTTTTCAAGTTTAGCTAATAAATTATCAAAAGGAACACCTTCTAGATATTTTGTTCAAAGACTTGTTGATAAAACAACGGTCACTCTTTACCCGACACCTGATTCATCTAATGCATCAAAAGAAATTCACATTTTCTTTGTAAAAAGAATTCAAGACGCAGACTCTACATATACAGATGCAACAGACGTACCGTATAGATTCGTACCTTGTATGGCATCTGGTTTAGCATTTTATTTAGCACAAAAATTTAACCCACAGGTAGCTCAACAAATGAAATTATATTATGAAGATGAGTTAGCTAGAGCATTATCAGAAGATGGCTCTTCTACTAGTGTTCACATAACACCGAAAGTTTATTACCCAGGAACATAATGGCAAAATACGCAAAAGCAATATCGGATAGATCAGGAATGGAATTTCCGTACAATGAAATGGTTACTGAATGGAATGGTATGTTTGTACATAAAACAGAATACGAAGCAAAACATCCTCAATTAGAACCAAGAGGACATGCAGGGGGAGAACGAGGTTTATTAAATGCAAGACCGGATAGAACTGAAAATAAAGTCATTGCAATTTTAGGACCAGATCCTTTTTCTACTATTTCAGCTTCATCTGGAATTATAAATGTATTTGAAAAAGGTCATGGTAGATCAACAAGTGATACAGTTAGATTTAGAGGAGCACCTTCTACTTCTGCATCATTTAATGATCCAAACAATTTTGATGGTATTACAGGATCTAATATTGCATATTCTTCTGGCTACTCGATCACCGTAGGCAAACGAGACTCTAGTGGTGATGTAACACAGACAGATGACTACTATTACTTTACTGTCAATACAGATACTGCTACAAGTGGAGGAGTATCAGGAGGGGGAGAGAATTGTTCGGCTGGTCCAGCAACTCTAACGGCATAATATGGCAGGATTTACTTATTCAACACTGACAACGGCAATTCAGAATTATACTGAAGTTGGAACAGGCGTACTTTCAAGTACAATTACAGACCAATTTATAGATAATTCAGAACTTAGAATTCAAAGAGAAATTCCACTTGATGCAGATCGAAAAGAAATGCTTGGAAATTTAACAGCTTCCAAAGATAATGTTCATGCTCCAGCTGGAACTTTATTTGTTAGAGGAATACAGGTTTATACTTCAACGACTGCTGCAACTGGTGCTAATAGCTGGCTAGAAAAGAAAGATATTAGTTTTTTAAGAGAATATGATGCAGCTGAAACGACTACTGGCACACCAAAATATTATGCTATGTCAGGAGGAGCAGAGGGAAGTGGTGCAACTTCTTCAGGAAGAATTACAATTGTTCCAACACCTTCTTCAGCTTTTATGTACAAAATTCAGTATAATGCTAGACCAACAGGATTGAGTTCAGCAAATACGACAACTTATTTAAGTCTTAATTTTGGCAATGGACTTTTATATGCATGTCTAGTGGAGGCATTTAGTTATTTAAAAGGCCCAATGGATATGCTACAATTATACGAACAAAAATATCAAACCGAAGCACAAAAATTCGGTGGAGAACAATTAGGTAGAAGAAGAAGAGACGATTATACAGACGGCGAACCTCGTATACCCGTTCCTCAACAGACACCGTAAGGAATTAAATTATGGCAACATTAACAGTAACAGTCAAAGAAGCAATCACTCTTAACAACATAGATTATGGATCGGAAAGATCTTTAGATATTTC